ATCCATACGGTGCATGAATCATTGGTATACCAGGTACCAAATCCAATCACTGTGGGCGCCCACTCGCACACCTGTGCCATGTATTTCAACAACACTGGTTCAATTTTAGGATGAACATGCTCACTGTAGTGAGGATTTTGCCATTTCCAATCTTCGTATGCTGACCAGTATTCTCGACAGTTGGCCTCGTGCATGGTCATGATGTTAATGTCCCATGTGCGTGTGGCAAATCCACTGGCACGACTCAGTGCAGTCATTCTAGCAATGCCGTATGGCGGCGATGTAGGAGTCCATTCAGGTGCAACAATCAAGGCCACACGATTTTTTCTAGTGATGTCGTAAGTGGTGTGAACTTCGGTAAGATTTTTTTGTTTACGAACTTCTGGTGGCGCTGGTGCTACTAAAAACATTTCAGACAGTTTCACATGTGGATCAACGTCGATTACTGGTCTTACATCGGGTGTTTGTGTGGTTTGTATGGGAATTATTCGGCGTGGTTGATCCATGCACTTACTTATGAATCAATTAAACAGCACCCATGTCCATACCTGCACCAGCAGCCAGGCCGCACCTAAATAACCCGCACCTATCACAGCATCAGCAATGATGCTAGACAAATCTACAGATTCCTCTTTGGGTTTGCTAACAGGACGCACCACAGCCGCACCCATGTGCAGGTCAGTGTGAGCCAGTTCAGTCAGCGGGCGAAATTCTGTCAACATCTCGTCGGTGAGATCCGGCATGTCAAAATCGTCATCAAGTGTGGTGGCCATTATTCTTTCCCCAGGGTGGCAGGGCTGTGATCCAGCCTAGCACGGTGTCCCTCATTGTACGATGATTCATCGTAAAAGAACGCATCAGGATCAGTTATTGTTACACTGAGATCACTGTGAGTCAATTCATAATCCCAGAAGTTGTGGTCAGCATCGTACACACGGAAGTAATAGGTTCCGTCATGGCCGCGTATCAAACATCCTTCTGTACCTGTAGCACTTTTTGTCATACTCATTATTTACTCCCAAGTTCTGTGACGTTCGGCCACCCATTCGCGGCCATCATACTCCTCGATGTACCAGTTGACATCATCGGGGATTTCAACAACCTTTAGGTCTGCACAACGTCCGTTGGCAACAGCACCCAGTTGTTCAACCACTTGGACTAGACACGGATCATCACGTGCTAGATCGCGATCATAGAACACGGTTTCGCTGTATGCGGCATTGTGTGCTTGACGTTGTTCCAGGGTCATGCTGTGCCAGTTGGTGGGGGTGCCTACAATGCGCAGTTCTGGTGGTACCAAGTAGTATGAGAACGGAATCAAGCCGCTGTATTTTTTGTCGGCTTCGGCCCAGACCTGAACGCCACTCTGTTCAAGATATGCCAGCACAGCCTCGTGACTGAGTCCAAAGCCACCGTGGCAAGTGTTGATCACAACTTTGGTCATGTTAGTAAGTCTCCTTTATGATGTCAAACTGTTCAGCGGGCCATTTGGCCTTGAACTCGTCAGTTTTGACATAGGCATTGTAGTCACTGGCATTGAAAAACATTCTGCGGAACACTGCCGCGTGTTTGCCTTTTTCAGTGATTGTAAGGTATATTGATTTTGCTTTGCCTGCCATTATGATATCTCCCGACCAAATACGCAACCACGCTCGGACCAGAACTCTGGATTCAGCATGTCATTATGATAGTCGCAAATTTCTTTTGCTTGTGCTTCGGTACTGCATCGGTCCACTGTGGTGCCAACTCGCGCACCTTCGGCACTCACGTCCCAACGCACCACGTCCCAACGCAACATTTCGTCATTGTAGTCAACTGTGAATTTTATCATACTGTCTCCCAATCTAATGTTTTTACACCACACTCAGCCAGTCTATCAATACCCTCATGTGGGCAGTAGATTTCACTGAGATGCCAACATTCTCTGAATTCATCAATATGTTCGTCTGTATGCCACTCCGCTACAGGTCGAATCGACAACCGTTGCATAATGTTCCGAGGTGCGTCTAGTTCAAACACACACTCAGCTGGGTGCAACTTCAACACACGACGGATGTGTTCCTCGTCATAATATGCATCTGGATCATCGTATATATTGTAGGTGGCCATCATGCTGTCTTTCTGAAATAACTGTAGGGCAAGCCCTGAGTGAAACAAAAGTAGTCGGCGTCGCCGTTGGCATGTTCAGCATCCATGAGCCAGGCAATCACACGCTCACGGTCAGCGCCAGTGTGCATGAGACTGGTCACACGCTCTTCAAACCGCACAATGGCTTGGGCTTCTGCTGTCTTGCGGTCAGTCTCTTCACGCTGGATCACACTGCCAAGACTTGCAAACTCTTGTTCAAAGTCCTCAAGGGTCCAAGTGCTGGTGTCAACACCGCGGGGACGATGGCCATATGCGTCCTTGTACATGTCCCAATAGGTCTCTTGGGCTTGCTCTAGTGCAGTCATGTCTTGCCAACTTTTGAACAGTTCCATTGCTGACTCCTTTTTGCTTTGTATGTGACTATTATAACATTTTGTGAATTATCGTGCAACCGATTTCACACGCACATCAGTGTTGAGTGCAGGTGTGTACTTTTGTATTAACTCGCGCTCTAACCGGTGTGCAACATCTTTGCCACGCACCGTGTCCACGATTGCGTAGTTTACCGCGGCTTCGCCTGCCGCACGGATTGCATTGTACAAGTTCCAATTCTTGTCTTCTGTTCTGCTACGGTAGATGTGTTTGTTTACACGACTCTGAAGAGACATGTTTATGGTGCGCTGAGTTTTGGCGGTAATACCAATGTAGTACTCCAATCCGATTTGGATCATGTACACAATGTGAGTTCTGTCAGTGCGTTTCTTTCTCATCATGCCATTATTATAGCATTTTGGGAATATTTGGTCAACCACCGAGTAGTACTACAAAAGTATTACCAAATTAATAGGATAGACTTGTGATAAATCTCTGCATGTCGCCGTGCAGGGTGGCCATCATGGCTTCCTTACTGCCAAACATGACCAGTTTGTTTAGTTTGCGATTGTTAACCATGTAGTAGGGACAGGTCATGCGGCGATCCAAGGCCAGCAGATTCTTGGGAGTCAGCAACTTTTCTGGCAGTTCAAATGAGTAACTGCTGAGTTCCAACAAGTTTTCAAACACATAGAAACCTTTGTAGGTCAGTCTTAATCCACCATCATCTCTGATGTTCTGCCACCAGGTGACCATGGCGTCGTCCAATGACGGTGCATCAGGATAACGTGTTATGAGTTCTTGAGTGAGTTGGAATTTATTGAGCATTGGGGTATATTTTATCCCCTTGGATCAACAAGACCACTGAAAATTTGTCAGTGCGAAACTGCGTATTAAGTTTGCGAGCCAGGTTAATAGCATGGCCCTTGTTGCTGAATGACACTTTTTTGTACTTGGGCCCAGGAAATTGAGTCAACATATTACTGGTTTTCAAGTTTATGGGACTAGAATCAAAAAACACAGCCCATACACCTTCGGCAGCCAGAACTTGTTCAGCCTTGTAGGTTTGTTTATTGATGTGCTCAATCAGTACTGTAGGTTTGGGTCTTGACATATCTAACTCCGCATTTATTTATGCCAATAACTATGCAGATTTAAAACTACCCCCAGTGACTTGCACTTCTACAACGTCTGCACCACGTGCTTGTTGTTCTCGCATTTGTTCCAATGTAATCAACAATTTAGTAATGTCTGCATGCAAGTCTTTGGCATCACGCAAGGGCATGGTGAAATCACGTTGCCCACGTGCTTCATGTGCTTTGATTGAGTCTACAAATCGATGTATGTGTATACTCATTTTTTGCTCACATATGGTGCCAACACTGGAGGTGCCCAGCCCACAGGCTTCAGTACTTTACCATCTTCACGCTTACGCACTTTGCCATCCTCACCAATCTTGGCAAAGTTGGTGGCCATTACTTCTCGCCAGGCGCCTTCACCATCCGCACCCATGCTGTGAATAGCACCAATAGTCACCACAAGAATATCAATAAGTGCATCTAATGCTTCTACATCGTCTTCTGCTTGTTGTAGTTCGGTAAATTCTTCTTCGATAAGACTGATGTACATATCGTATTGCTTCTGATCACCTGTAACACTTTGATCACAGGCCCGCATGAATTTCTCTTGGTCACGAAAGGGATTTGTCACGTGCTGCCTCCTGTGTATGAAATGGTCCTTGATATTGATAACGTTCCAACACAATGAGTTTTGGGTTGCGAATCAGTTTCCATGCACGATGTTGCTTCACAGCGTACCAACCTGCGGCATACCATGATTTTGATTTGCGTTCTTTGGTAAACAATGGCAACCGGTGCTTCACATCCCACATGGGGTTGAATGCTCTGCATCCTGTTTCAAACCCATGCACTTGATCTGGTGCTGGTTTTGTGGTCTTTTCAGCAGGTGCAAATTCAATGTCTACTTTTTTACGCACCATGGGAATGGTTTTGAACCGGCCCACTTGATCATTTATGCGCACATTATAGCCGTCACCCTCGGCTTCTACTGCACCAATCTTGCGATTGTCTTTTTTTAATATCCAATATTTTTTATCAATTACTGGTTTGGCTTCTATCATCTAATACTCCTTTGTATGTTTGATTCAACCAGCGACCAATTGCATCTGAATAGTCGCTGAGTTTGGTGAGCTCGTACTTGCCACAGAATCGTAAAAAGTGCGCACCTACCATGCCCACATCTCGGTGGCTGATCTGCTCACGTATGGCTTCGTCTACTACGGCTTTGATCTCATCAGGCTGTGCAGTAAGATCGATCAGGGTGCGATTGCGTTCATAATCTTCCAACACCTTGTGTTCGGCCTGCTCATGATCAGACCAACGTTGCAACATGAGATTGTTCCACGCATAGCCTTTTCGATCACGATCTTCAAATGCTTCTGTCAGTCCCACTTGATTCTTTGTGCCTTTCACACGCACACCAGGATAGGCCGAGAATACATTGTCACCAGGATCACCTCGCATGCATTTCAAGAACAGCACCCACCGTTGATAATCAACAGGTGGCACAAAGTTGGCATCGGCTTTGCCAACCTTGATCTTGCTGTTGCTCTCAATGGTAAATGCCAAGTTTTTGCCTTTTGCGTCGGTAACACCCGTGATACTGAACAAGTGATCGTTGATGCCATTGTACAATTTTACATTGGGTGCAATCAACTGCACAAAGTCGGAATCTGAACTGACTACTACGTGTTCGTCTTGGGGGTGTAGTGCAATCCAACGTGCAATGACATCATCCGCTTCGGCTGTGGCACAACGGACGACACTACAGTTGGTTCGTGTAGACAAGTATTTAGTCAGCTCATCATAGGTTTCCCAGAACAGTTTGTCTTCTTCTGCTTCTGACTCGCTCATTTGTCCACGTGCCACTGCACGGTTGGCTTTGTAAGGTCGGTAGTGATCTTTGCGCCAGCTACGACCTTCCAGTGCGAATACCACATGATCAGCACCCAAATCACGTGCTACTTTGTTGGCACTCATCAAGGTAAGATGCAGAGCAAAGCCCAGTTTGGTCCATGTGTCTGCGGCACGGTGCGCCTGGTGCCGCGCACGGAAAAACATGTTGCTGGTATCAATCAGTAGGTAGCGCATTTGTGTTCACCAAGTTGTTTTGCTTGATGTATTGTAACACATAGTCAGCCCAAAAGCAATGGCCTTTGGAATCAAAATGGTAAGAATTTGGGGAGACCCATTCAAAACCGTTGTTTATCAGTACAGAATTGTAACTGAGATCCCGATCGTAAGGTCCCAAATAATTTTTACCAAAATTAAGTTTATCTGGAATGTCACTGAATGTGCTCCACCCATTATAAAACAAATGTGTTACTTTTTTGTTCACAAGCTCACAATGCAGATCCCAGATTTTTTTGTACCATTCTTGAGTCTTTGCCCAATAGTCGTGGTTGGCCACATACTGTTTATATTGTGTTTGTAGTTCTCGTGGAACCCAATCAACCCCACTGGCGTTGACTTGGTAATAGGTGCCATTATGCAACCACTCTTCTCGTTCCCATGTGGTCCATTGTATCACAACAAATACATTGGCAAGATCGGTGTTATCAAGCCATTGGCGGGTGGTTCTTAATATACGGTCATTGCTAGATCCAGATTCTGCATGACAAACTAAATCAGCCCCCAAGTGCTCAGCGAGTTGGGTACACCAACTGGCCGCTAGATTTAGCGGATGTGGTCGGCGATCTATTCCTGCCCGACCATCATCTTTGGCAAATGCCGCAGGAACAACTGCTTCTGCGGCTGCGGTATGACTGCAACCGTTGGCGTACAATATCATCTGGGACTGGGTCCGCCTGTGTCATCTGCACCCACTGGTTCCCAGGACTCCAGTTTTTTTTTCAAGTCTTCGGCCTGGGCCACACGTTGTCGCAGTTCACTGCTGCTGAATGAGTGATCTCGTCCGTTAAAGTGTAATTCAATATCACGCTTGTGGCAAATCTCACGGCCGGTAAATTCTCGGCCTTCATATTCCACACCCAGTATGCGCACATCAATGGGCAGGATCAACAACAGGTCTTCTAGATCTTTTTCTGTGTTGTACACCCAGACTTCGTCCACGTATTTGCAACCAATCAGTTGCAGTTGTCGTTCCACAATGCTCTGCACTGGTCTGTTCTTGTTGGGTCGATCCAGGGTGGGATCGTTCTGTAATGCACAAATCAAGTACTCACATTCTTCTTTGGCTTCACGCAACATGGCAATGTGCCCAGCGTGTAACAAATCAAAAGTGCTGGCGGTAAAGCCCACACGTCTTCCGTCCATCATAATTGTGTTTCCTTAACTTATTTCGCTGCGGCCATCGCCGATGTCTCGGGTGTGTACATAACCATTTGCTGAGTTGCGCATGGCTTGATCTTGTTCCCATGTTTCCATGACCACGTGTCTGCACACATTCTGGAACCAGCGATCCACAATGTCTGAGTCTGCGTCCGTGGGCTTCATCATGTAACCGGCCTTGACCAGTCTAGCAATGAATATCTCATTCCAGTCTAGTTCAAATGCACCCTGGTGCAGATTGTTGGGATCAATGTCCATGGTTATAATGGCCACATAAGGTTCGTTGGCCTCTGTAGCAATCTGCTTGGCAGTTTTCTCAGGTGCCCGTGGCACACGCACAACCTTTTCCTCTTTGGCCACAGGTTCTGGCTTTTTCTTGAATCTGTCAAAGAATCCCATTATTTGCCCCATCCGTTACCCCAAAGGTCAACGTGCAATCTGGGACTGTACCAGTAGCCACGCTTGAGTGCTTCGTCAGCAACATTGATTCTGTTGCCGTCGTACACTGATACCACACCACCCACAGGCATCACAAACACTGGGCCACCAAACTCACGCAGTCGATATTCATCTACTGCACGATCCAGTTCATCAAAATCTGCAATCTTCTCCACCACAAACTTGAGATAGGTCACACCATAGGTTTCATAGTCCCAGACCACGTCAGGTTTGATGGCATCCTCCCACTTCTCACCACTAACACTCAATTTGGGACTTACTGAGAATGTGATCTCACCAAACCAATTGCGCAAATAATCCTTGAACTCTCTAGTTAAATCTTGAGTGCCGTTGGTTTCAAATGTGATGTGTCGCAGGCCACGTTCGTGTAGTACATCCAACAGCTCTGGATAAGCACGTTGCCAACCCAACAATGGTTCTCCACCGGTGATCACCAGATGCACAGGATTGCCATTGGGTTGTAGCCAGTTGCCACGGGGCAATAGCTCAGTCATTCGGTCCACCAGTTGTTCCACTGTGTATGTGGGACTCAAGTGCTTGAAGTCTGGATGCCATGACGCATAACTATCGCAGCCGGTGTTCACCAAGGGCAGTTCTTCAAATGTTCGGTACAATTCCACAGTCTTGGCCACATCATCTGCTTCCTTGCTCTTCTCTCCAGGTTTACAACCAAACCCTGAACAGGTAAAGTTACAACCAAACATGCGCAAGAAGATGCTGGGCACACCAACATAGCGTCCTTCGCCTTGTGCTGAATAAAATAATTCTGATACTTTTAATTTCATAATCTTGTTACCTTTGACATTCCTGTACGGTGTTTATTTAGATTGATACTTTCTTGTGCTATTTTAACACGAGTATCTTGATTTGTCACCCAACCTGGTAATACTGCGTCCAAATAGGCCAAATGCTCAGCGGGGGTTGGATGCGGGTCTCCTGAATTGCGCCAACCTTGTTGAAACACAATTTCTCTATAACTGGGCATGATGTTATTTAGAACGTCTTGATACAAGTCCAAAACATCTTGCTGTTGTGACACACTGTCATCAAACTGTTGTGAATTATTAATAGGACACATACTTAGAAATCTCCAGTTCACGTTGTGTTTTTGTTTCAGCAATACTTGTGTGGCCTTGATCATGGCCAGGTCTCGTATCAAACATCCACGTTCAGTAACAGCATCACGCACTTATGCTTTG